ATATCAGGGTCAAGGAAGCGAGACACACGAATCGCACCCAAGTCACCGAAGCCAGCCACACCGAGCGGAGAGTCGTAGCGTTTGAAGATGCGTGAAGCCTGAATGATTGTGGCTTGCGTAATTGGCTCCGGCACCGAAGGCCAACCGAAGATGGCAGTCACCTGAACCAAAGCCTGCTCACCATAGTTCGCATTGACCGTTGGAAACAGGTAGTCGCCAACAGCACGAATCTTGTCATAGCTCCATGTCAACCCATCAAGGTTGCCGTTCAACGGTTCCAACTGGTAGTCAGATACTTTCCATGTCAAGTCAAAAGTTCCGTCAGCCTGAGTAGAACTTCTCAATGTCAACGCTGTTCCAGCGATGTCATCAATCGAGCAGTAGAAGGAATCTTCTGCTTGGAAGACTCGTGCCTCTGCTGTGCCGTTCTGCCAAAACTTTCGGTTGCAATAACCATCAATTAGACGTGACGCTGCCCCAACACAATTATCAATCAAGTCGTCGTCAAAGGTATCAGCCGTGCCGATGCGGAGAGCTGCTTTGACTTGGTTGCGTGTTGCGTAGCCATTGGTGATCGTCATGGTGTTCCGATTCTAGTTGATTGAAGAGAAGCCACGATACTGAACACCCTCAAGGGAATAGTTCACAAAAGGGTTCAACGAATACACCTGACATGAGTACACATCCCACAACCGTTGCTTCATCGCTCGAAGGTGCATCTCGTATAAAGCCCAATGGGAATCACCTGGCACATACCCATCAACCCTGTCACGACCACCAAGCGAACCACAGTCAGCCCCAACCAAGACAATGAACTTCGCTCCCATGTGCGCTGCCAAGTGCATCGCCCCATGAATGCTTGACGAGCCAATAGTCAACTGCCCTGACAGCACAGGCCAATCTTTATCGTGAGGGTCAAAGGATGTGCCTGGTCTGCCGGTGCGAGTACCGAACGTGGTCAGATTCCCTGAACATCCAGCAAACACCCCATCAGTACCATGCTCACGCTCAGGGGTAAAGGCACCAATACAGTCCTCACGTTTCGCCTCATGCTGAGCGTCTTCGTGATAGTGGCTGAAACAGTAGTAACCCTTCAACCCAAATACTGAGCCAACGAAGTTGACTGCGATGGTCAGCTTGTCGTCAAAGAAGTCTGGTGTCAGATAGTCGAGTGTTGCCCCTGAGCCGAGAACATAGATGGTCTCTCCTTCATGCAGATTCTCGTAGTCGTCCATCGGGTCATAGTGTTCTTTCAATCCCATCCCAATTCTCTCCTTCGTGTTAAATCCCAATGACCCGCATCGGGAAGACCTGACTGCCAACGCATCGCATGAAGCGCACCATTGGCAGAAAAACTTTTTGCATTCTTTTCTTGTAACTCTGGTGCTGATAAAAGCGTAGACGAATTGTCGTGGACTATCCCAGCGTCAGAAGTCCAGAACTGCACGTTGAGCCGTTGCGCTCGTTCCTGAAAATCGTTGTCCTCGAAGTAGGCGGGAACATAACATTCCGAAAACAACCCAACCTTGGCAATCACCTCAGACCCAATCCACGCACAAGACCAACCAGGCTGAGCCTCAGTTAATGTCACCGAATCAGATTTGCAATCTTTGTAGAAAACTTCTAACTGTCCAGGCTCAAAGAACGCATCAGAGTTCAGGATGATCCAGCCTTCAGCGTGAGGTGTTGCTTTGATGCCGAGGTTCCATGATGGAGCGACACCGAGGTTCGTGGGCATTGACCAGACGTGATAGTTCTTGACATGGCGACGATCAATCACCCAAGGCCAATCATGCAACGTGGACTGACCACCATTGTCGATGACGATGAGTGTTTCCACCGGATAGTCGATGGACTGCAAGCAGCGTTCTAGTAGGTCATACCTGTTTAGGACGGGGACGATGATGACTGGCACCATTCCGACAACTCCTTCATGATTGGTTTCCAGTAAGCGTCATAAACCTTGTCTGCTCGGTATTGGTCAGCAAAGGCCACAGCCTCGTCTGACGTGCCTCTAGGGGCTTCGTAGGCCTCAATCAGAGCCTCTACGATGGATGGTACGGATGGGGTGCAGAACCATGACTTCTGATGGCTATCCCAGAACGGTTGAATCGCCACAGCTGACCCAACCCCAACCAACTCAGGCTGAGCGGTGTAGTCAGAAACGATGACCCGTGTACCGCAGGCCTGAGCCTCGATAACAGGGATACCGAAACCCTCACCCATCGAGCAAGCCAACAGCACATCCGAAGCGGTGTACAACGCAGCCAACGCCTGCTGCGGGAAACCAGTCCGATAGGCGTAAGGGTCAACAATCTTGTATTGCTCCTTCTTCACGCCACACGCCTCCAGCAGATGAACGAGATTGATACCACCCATCGCACCATCCCGCTCCGTGTGTAGATACAACAAAGCATCAGGACGGTCTTGAGCGAAGATAGCGAACGCCAGAATGTTCTCACCGAAGGACTTGCGTGAAGGGTTCTGACCTTTGTTCGCAGCGTTCATCATCACAACAAACCTGTCCTCATCAACTTCCATGAGCTGTCTGCCGGTGAACTCACCACGACCATTGTTTAACTTGTGTGTAGGAACAAACACATCCTCAAACGCATGAGGCGCATACATCGCATCAACACCCGCATTCTGCAACATGTCCAAACCAAACTTAGACATCGCAATCGGTTTCACATTCGGACGCTTACACCACGACACCACCTCTGGTGGACAAGGAGCATGATCGATAGGAACCCACGAAGCGATATTCGGAACCTGATCCAACGATGGTGACTTCAACACCCACACATCAAACAACGTCATCAACATCGCAGGAATATCACGATTGCCATTCGCCCAATCCATCCAATGTGCAACAAGCACATCATCGGAATATGGTGACATCCCTCTTGGGTAAAGTTTTATCCCATTCCAAATAGAAGCCATGCCCTCAATGCCGTACATCGCATGGATGGCTACTTCGTGTTTTTGTTTGATGAGCCTTTGGACGACTTGCGCTGTTTGGGTTCCGTACCCTGTTGGGGCGAACGGGGCGTTCGAGTACCAGAGGATTCGTAACGATTCGGCAGAGGAAGGTCTGCTTGCTCTGGCAAGTTGGCTACTCCCCAGCGGAGCAATATCTCTGCTTCCAGGTCTGGTAGTTCTACCGGTGTGTTTTTGATTATGACGAGCATTCGGCACCGTCTTCTCCTTCGCAGGTCGCAGGGTGAAAATGAATGAGGGTAGGTCGCCCTGCGTGTTCGACCTACCCTCAAACTTACACCGATATTGCTATCGGTTGCACTACCTCAAACCAATTATGGCTGGAGGAGGTGCTTAATGTGGCTGGTTTGTGGCAAATCTCCGTCAACGCGGAATGTCGCGCGGAAAGAAATTAAGCCTTGGTTGAATGCGTAATCGTCTGAACGATCCAAACGCAATCCGCCAACCGTGCGTACAAAGTACGAAGGTAGGTGACCGAAGATAACCGACTTGGTTCCTGATGCTACGTCAGCCATTGAAGGGTTTTCGTAGATTGGTTTTCCAAGCAGCATGTCTCGTGCGTCAGCTGACAAACTCGGCGCGAAAACGAAGTTCCCGGCTGTGTCCTTGAGCTTTCGAACCTGACCGATTGACTTCCCGTTCATCATGAAACCACAACCTGGGAGCAGACGAGCTGCACCATCAAGGCTGTAGACAAGATCGATGAGGTTGTCTGCGGTGAACGCTGTTGCGGTTCCTGCGGTGCCACCAACAGTTGATGCAGTCACGATGCCGTTAGCGGTATCGGTTCCTGAACCAACAGTCAATGCCGAACCAACAGCAAAGCCGAGTGCGTTACCAACCTGGTCACCCAAGAATGACAACATGTCAACGCCAGAGTCTTCAAGCAGTTCGGTTGAAACCTGCGTGATGAAGCTGAACTTGAATGCGCTCAAGGTGATGAACGAGTTGAATACTGGATCGGATTCTCCGATTGCTGAACCTTCGCCAGTTACGGTGCCAACCGAATAGGTGGACAACGATGGAATCTGAAGGTTTTCGCCACCTGCTGTGTTCAACACAGTTGAAGTCTCAAGTACTGGAGCAACCAAACGTGCTCGCATGATGACCTGATCGTAGAACGATGTTGGTACTGGTGAACCTGTGCTTGACTTCAAGATGTCACGCTTTTCAAATGAATGAGTGCGCTTCTCACCTGTGAACAACGAACGAAGATTTGTGATGTCATCGCTTGCTGGAACACCGGCTACAGGACGAACCTGATCGGCGATTTCACGGGTTGCTGAATCCATGCGCAGTTCACGAGCTTCGTCTTCACGAAGTTTCGAGATGGTCTGTGCACGCTCATCCAATTCCTTCGAGATGCGCTCGTAGGTTTGGTTTTCTTCTGCTGAGAGGTCACGCTTCTCTGCGGTGGCCTTATCCAAGATTGACTTGGCTTCGTTCCATGCACGATTACGAATCTCAACCTGACGGTCAATATATTCTTTCATGATGTTTTCCTTCTCCCCGTAGGGATGATGTTGAGTGATTGGATACGCAGGGGATTTAACTTAAACCTGGTACGGCTCCGTACACAGCAACATCGAAGGTGGCTCCACTCATTCGACGCAGTAACGAAAAGATTACTAGAAGTTCTTCAGCAATTCAAGATGCTTCGCCAACACACCAACGCTCGCAGGAGCGGACTCTGGTGCTGGTTCAAGTTTCGCAACTGTTTCACGCAACAACGCTGCATGGTTCGGGTCAAGTGTCTGACCTGATTCCAATGCTGTTATCGCAACAGCGAGTTGATCGGCATCGATACCGGTGCGAGTTGCCAACGCATCAAACGAACGAACTTGTGCTGAGGTCGCTGCATACGCTGGGAACCCTGTAACAACCGAAACCTCATACAAGCGAATCTGCTTCAGTTCACGACGGGAACCATCATCAGACCAACGGTCACCACCTTGAGGAACCGTGAAACCAAACGACATCGAATCCACGTCGCCTCGTTGCATCAGCACCGACAGGTCACGCCCAACCGAAGTGTCAGGCAGGTCAGCGTCAACATACAGACCTTTGGAATCTTCAACCAGACGGACAGTCTTTGACTTCGTTGTACCTAACAGCATCGATGAGTCATGGTTCATGTACATACGGATATTGTTTCGGGACTTCAACGACTTAGCGAATGCGCCAGGCATAATGCGCTCGATGAATGGCAACGGCTCTGAGTCGGAGTTGAATACGGCAGCATAACCAGAGAAGGTCATCCCGTTCCCTGATGCGCCTGCACGAAGTTCAAACTGATTGAATGTGATGCGCCGTGTTTCTACCTGTTCACTCATACCTGAAACATTACCAAAGTCGGGTTCACTCTTGCGATGAAACGCAAACGAACGGTCATCGTCCTCTTCTTCTTTGATGGCCTCAGACTTTGAAGCGAACCAATCCATCGCAGGTTGTGGGTCAAGCGGGTTGATTCCCCACAGGTAAAATGCAACAGCACCGGCACCAGGGAACTCATCGTTGTCAGCGTTCGAGTTGTTTGGTGAATCTAAGTCCACCATGTGTCGTGCAGCCCAAGCGTTCGCTCGAATCACTTTGTCTTCTGTGATCCGACCAGCAGCCATCTCACGAGCTTCACGAACTGTCGAAGCAACAATTCCCGCACCCGCCAACTTCTTCCCGTAATAGTCCAACCCTTTACGGGCAGCCGATTTAATGTATTCCGGCAACTCAAGATTGACCTGACGGTCTTCTTCCTCAATGTCATCTTCGTCTTCAATCTCTTTGGGTTGCCAAGCGTTGCAGTAGAACCCGCCGTCAACATAGTCATCCCAGCGTTCGCACCATGCTTTGAAGTTGTCGCCTTCGCCTTGAACCATGTCTTCGTTGTAGAACGCACAGTTCCCACAGGCACGGCCTTCAGGCACGTCTTCGGATAATGCCGGACGATAGTTGTCTGGCAACGCTCGCTCACCACCTGGTTCCATCTCCTCAGCAATAGACACAGCGACCATCTGGTCAATCGCATCCTGCTTCGTTTGATGGCATCCGATGACTTCACCATCTTCTTTTTCCACAGCCCAACCAGAGCAATCAGCATTCTTATCAGAAATGAAATATGGCATCAGAGAATCGCTTTCAATACTCGGCATTGAACATCTGAAGTATTTGCACAAGCCCACAACAAATCTCCAGCAGCGATGAACACTTCAACAGTTTCGGTTTCATTAACGTGCAAACCAGTTTCAACAGTTACCGCAGAACCACCAATATAAATATCATGATTGTTTGCGTGTTCGTGATTGTGAACCAAAACCCTCATCGGGTTAAAGGTTGCATGAGCGATTAACTGTGCAGCCGTTCCCAATGAAAATGCTTGAACATCAAACGCCATGTCACCTCATACCAAAAGCAGTAGTTCTGCTTCGTCTTCTAGTATTGACCATGTTACTTCAGCAACAGCACTAGACGACAAGGAACCAACTGATGCTCCTACGCCGAACACTTGGAGA